GAAATCACAAGGAATCAGTCATCACTCACCATCAGTAGTTTGTGTTGGCCGAAGGACAATAGGCTCACCGCAGGTGCGTCATGTGTACGGTATCCCGTACAGCCATACGCATAGCCATCAGCCGTCATCAGTTGTCATCAATAGTTTGTGTTGGGCACTTTTTGATCAAGAATATTAGGGCAAAAAAATAACCCCCGCTTTCGCGGGGGTTATCTTTCGGACTAGATTAGGCTGGTACTTTGGTGTTCATGGCTTTAATAAGTTTGGCGGTGGCGGTCAAGCCCGTGACCCACGCCGCGCGTTCCTCGCTTGAGACGGTAGTCGCGCTTTGGATAAGCATTTCCATGAAGTCCTCAAAAGTACCCTCGAGGATTTCACCCTTAAATTCTGCCGACTTTTCAGAAGCGGGACGCGCCTTGCGGGTTGTCTTTGGTAGTGCTTCTATGAACTTTTCAATAGTTGCAGACTTTTTGACAAGCGCGCGTGCCCCCTCTGCTTTGAGGGTTACGTCAGCCTTTCCTGCTAGTGAGATGGCTTTGGAGAACGGCATAAATTCCGATACTGAGAACTTATCCTGTAACACTTCAAGAGTGCCGAAATACTGAGCCTTAGTTGAGGTTATATCCGAAAGGGTAAAGCCTGAAATAGCCTGACCCTCTTTGATTGAGTCCTTGATAACGCGAACCGAGAAGCCTTTGGTCATAGTAAAGAATTCCCATGTATTGGTATTTCGTGATTGTGCTAAATCAAGATACGCCTCAACTAAAGCCTGATTCTTTTCTGCGTTCTTTTCGCGTGGTGTTGCCTTTGCCTTTGGTGTTGAGTTCTTTGCGGTCATTTTTTTTTGCCTTTCGTAGTGTGGCGGGATTGCCACTAAGAGAATCGTCCCATGAATTGCCCCCTATTGCAACTCATGGCGCGGTTTATTTTTGAGCGTAAATCTGCCCCTCTGTACGGTATCCCGTACGCCTAGCCCCAGACCTTGCCCCCGCTTCATGCCCTACCCCTACCCCTGCCCCCTGCCCCCATGTCTGCCCCTCTGGGGCTATCTCATCACTAGGTCATCACTAGGTCATCAATAATCACTAGCCCCCTATCTGCCTCTCTTGGGGTGTTGTAAATGGATCGTGGGATTCCCTGGCTATTGCCCTCTTTTGATAGTTACCTAATAAACACCTAGACACCCCAATTCCTAGCGTATTTCGCTGATTATTGAGCCAGAGGAGAAGCGATTGGCTCACTAGTTGAATTCCTAGTGTGGCAAAATCCCAGATTTTGACCTAGGGGGTTTTAATATAGGATATAAGAATAAGTGAGTATCACCTAAAATATTTCTTATAAATATAGTCCCCCCTAATATATACTATATCGGACATATTGGTATATAATTAAGTGACTTCAGTCACATTTATCAAATTGTTATAAAACAAAAGTCGGTTTTATATCAAATATACAGGTTATCTTATATGTATATATAATTTAATAGAAGCGTTTCGCTTAAAGCTTCACGCTTCATCAATCAATCAAATATATGATATATAATATATACATATAAACCAAGCTCTGCCCAAAATCGGCACCCTAACCTTTTACCCAAACCCAGCCCCTAAAGTGAGGTATACCGTGGCGTCACCAACTAGCCATAAATATACCGTAGCCCAAGGAGCCAAACGCTCCTCCAAAGAGGCTAAGCAGATCATCATTGATCTAATCCAAGCCGGGGAAACAGTTGAGTCAGCCTGTAAGGCAGCCGGTAAATCAGTCAAGTCATATGAGTACTACCGTTCCACAGATCCCCAATTTAAAGATGCTATTGATTTAGTCCGAGATATCCAAAAGCGAGATGGCGTCACTCTTGGCGAGGACGCTAATATTAGCTTTGAAGAATTTAGATCTAAGTACCTCATGTCCCAGACCTTTGCTCACCAGCTCAATATTACAGATTTGTTAGACGGCAAGGAGCCCAGGTGGCTTCACCCTAACATGACTTATGAACCAGGTGAACCCCAGTACGTTCTAGTAAACGTCCCACCTGACCACGCCAAGTCCATGACCGTCTCAATTGACTATGTGACTTACCGAGTCTGTACTGACCCTAACATTCGTATTAAAATCGTATCTAAAACTCAGACCATGGCATCGGAGTTTCTCTACGCTGTTAAACAGCGTCTGACTAACCCTACCTGGTCTGAGCTCCAACGACGCTTTGCTCCCGTTGAAGGATGGAAAGCTACGGCGGATAAGTGGACATCCACAGAAATCTACCTAGCCCGTAACTCAGCTGAAAAAGATCCAACCATCCAAGCCCTTGGTATTGGTGGTCACATCTACGGTGCTCGTTCAGATCTTATTATTCTTGACGACTGCGTCGTCCTTTCTAACGCCAATGAATACGAAAAGCATCTTCGATGGATTCAGCAGGACTGCGTTACTCGTCTTGGCCCTTTTTCTAAGCTTCTAGTTGTAGGAACCCGTGTGGATCCTATTGATCTTTATAAGGTTCTTCGAGATAATACACGTTATCCCGAAGGAGAATCGCCTTGGACCTACCTGGCTATGCCAGCCATTTTAGAATCCAATGAGGATCCAGAAAAATGGGTTACATTGTGGCCCAAGTCTGACCGTCCTTGGCTCAAAGACCCAACTCCTCCAGATGAGAACGGTCTATATCCCCGCTGGGATGGCCCTCACTTAAAAAAACGTCGGTCAATTTTAGACCCACGCACATGGGCAATGGTTTACCAGCAACAAGATGTTTCATCTGATGCGGTCTTCAACCGCGAAGCTGTTCAAGGTTCTATATCTGGCATGCGAGCCCCGGGCCCATTTGTTGAAAACGCTCCTGGCCACCCACATCTTTCTCATCCTCCATACATTATTTGCTCTATGGACCCAGCCATGTCTGGTGATACCTTTAGCATTGCATATGCTGGCGATACTGAAACTAAAAAGCGCTATATCCTAGAAGCATCTAAGATGACAGCACCAACCCCAGCCAAGATCCGTGAGCTAATCAAGGAATGGACGTACAAGTACAATCCAAAGGTTTGGGTTATTGAAAAGAATGCTTTTCAGCTTTTTCTTACTCAAGATGAAGAGATTAATGCTTTCTTAGCTAGCCGCGGAATCCGCCTTGTTAACCACTATACTGGTGCCAACAAGATGGATGGCGAATATGGTGTGGCTTCTATGGCTGGACTCTTTGGTCACGTTGATGACAAAGGCAACCACCTTGGGGACAACCTCATTGATTTGCCAAGAACGAGCGATGAATCCATGAAAGCTTTGGTGGAACAATTGGTTACCTGGTCCCCAGGAACTAAAAACAAGCAAGACGGCCCTATGGCTTTATGGTTTGCTGAAACGCAGATGCGTCAGTTTATTAACCAAATGGGTGCTTATCAAGATACTTGGATTAAAAACCCCTTTGCCACTCGTGGCGAAATGTCTAAACGCCAAGTCGTTCAATTAGACGAATGGGAACAAATGAAGCACAGAGTTGCTGCTAACGGAGGATATCTATAATGGCTTTAACCATTGATGAGGTAAGTGAGAAGGTTCGCAAGATCCGCACTCACAACCACCGTCGTGATGCCCGCTGGCAGGATCTTATGTCTATCCGTCAAGGTGACATTCAAAATGTATTTCCACAATTGTTTTCCGATGATTACCCGAAGCCTATGGTTTCTAACTTCATCGATGTGGCAGCTCGGGACATTGCAGAAGTCATAGCCCCGCTGCCAACTTTTTCATGCATGACAAATAATATCAATAATGATAGAGCCCGCAAGGCGGCTGATAAGCGCACAATGATTGCTGCTGGCTACCGCGATGCTTGCAACCTGCAGACTAAAATGTATTCTGGCGCAGATTACTATATCACATTCGGCATGCTTCCTTTTATTATTGAACCAGATGAAGAGGGCAAGCGCCCACTCATTCGTATTGAGTCACCTCTTGGGGCTTATCCAGAGTTTGACCGTTTTGGTAAGTTAATTTCTTACACTAAGCGTTACTTTAAGACAGTACGTGATTTAATTAACCAGTTCCCTGAGCATGAAGCCCTTATTCGTAACAAGTACGAAAAACGTACCTCTGAACGTCAAATGGAAATGTACCGCTACCAAGATAAGGACCAAACATTCCTTTTCTTGCCTGAGCGCAATAACCTTGTCTTAGTCCATGTGCCCAACTTTATGGACGAGATTCCAGTTGTTATCGCTATACGCCCCGGCGTAGATGATGAGACCCAGCGTGGTCAGTTCGATGATATTATGTGGGTGCAGGTTGCTCGTGGTCGTTTTGCCAACCTAACCCTTGAGGCAGCGCAAAAGTCTGTCCAAGCACCATTTGCTTTACCTAACGATGTTAATACTGTGGAGATTGGCCCAGATGCCACTATCCGTTCTGCTAATCCAGAAAAGATTCGTCGTGTAGAACTTAACATTCCTAACGGTATCTTTCAAGAAGGTCAAGAACTTGACCACGAACTCATGGTTGGATCTCGTTACCCACAAGGTCGCTTAGGCCAGCAATCAGGATCTATAGTAACTGGCAAGGGCGTTCAATCCTTGATGGGTGGGTTCGATACCCAGATTAAAACTGCACAAGCTGTTTTGGCAGATACATTCCGTAAGGTTATGTACATTTGCTTTAAAATGGATGAAACATATTGGCCAAACGTCTCTAAGGAAGTTCGCGGCATTAACGCTGGTGCTCCATATGAGATTACCTATACAGCCAAAAAGGATATCAATGGAGATTACCATTGTGATGTTACTTATGGCCTTATGGCAGGCCTTGATCCTAACCGCGCTCTTGTATTTGGTTTGCAAGCACGTGGCGATAAACTTATCTCAAGAGATTTCCTGCAGCGTAACCTTCCGTGGGAACTTAATATTACAGAAGAAACTCAACAAATCCAGGTAGAAGAACTACGCGATGCAACCGTAGCAATGCTCGGTGCGCTCGCCGGTGCACTTCCTCAAATGGTTATGCAGGGTCAAGACCCTTCTAAGATTCTTTCCTCTATGGCTCAGGTTATTAAAGGCCGTCAAGAGGGCAAAGAGATTGAAGAATTGGTGCAGCAAGCATTTGCGCCTGCTCCACCGCAGAGTCCCCCTGGTGTTGAGCCACAACCTGGGCAGACGCCTCAAGGCGCGCCAGGTCCCACATCTGCTCCATCAGGGGCCCTACCTCCAGGGCAGCCTCCAGCAATGGAACAATTATTAGCAGGGATGAACCAATCGGGAAATCCACGGCTAAGCGCTGGCATTAGTCGGCAAACTCGAGTATAAAACCTATAGGAGATACAATGGCATACGGAACAAACGTACCAAAGCCAAAGAATCAGGGTGGACATGCATCTGCTTCAACTCAGCCAGCGTCAATGCAGGCTAAGAAGGGTGCAGCAGATCCAATGCCATCCAAGATTCTTTACAACGCCAGCCCAAAGGGCTTTGGCGGTTCTAAAAAAGCGTAGTTAAAAGAAAGGGAAACTGATGACATCTGGCGGATATAGAGAACCAAGTAAACCCGCAGTGCAATCAGGCCCTGGTCCTTTATCGCAACGTGTTGACGGCGGGCCTGCTTCTAAGCAGACCGCCCGATACATTGCTGGTGGAGACTATGGAGATGCTGGATTATTGCCAATTCAACAAGCGGCGCCAATGTCAGCAACTAACATGCCTGCACCACAATCAGTACAAGCAAGTCAAGGTAGTAATCAGCCTCAGTATCAACAACAAAACCAACCTGTAATTCCACTTACAGTACCAACTCGAAATCCAAATGAGCCTGTCACTAATGGTGCAGCTGCTGGACCTGGTGCGGGTATGGAAGCATTGCGTCTTCCAATGGTTGGTCCTCAAAGTGGAGCAACAGCGCAAGCGCTTGTTGTTAATTTGGCATCAAATCCAAATGCCTCACCACAACTTAAAGCAACTGCCGCTCAACTAGGAGGTTAACATATGGCCCAGGCTAATCAAATGCCTATTCAGCCACCTGTTCAGCCACCTGCGCAAGGACCTGCTCAGGCTTCGACAGATACTGCAAACAACATTGTTAACCAACACCCATGGATGGCGCAGCAAAGCCCTGAGATTACATCAGATTTAATTAACGGCTCAGCCGACCCTTTAACAGTTGATACTGTAGACCATGTGAGCCGTGGTACAGCAGTTGGAACTGCTATTACGCAACATCAAAACCTTTATAATTCTCATTCAATTTGGTCTGAAGCTCTTGGTGGAGTAAGCAATTTAGCGTCCAATGTAATACATGGCATTGGCCATATTGTGCCAGGATTCCAGACTGTTGCAAACTGGGCTAACAAACCTTTGCAAGAAGTACAAAAAGACTTTAAATTTATTGCCGCCATTTATAAAGACCGTGGTCTTGGCGAAGGACTGCTTGCGACAGCAGGTGTAGTTGCTGGTGGAGTACTTGGATCTGCTATTGGTCCAGAAGGTACAGCTCTTGGAGCAACACTAGGTGCGGATTTAGCAGGTATGGGCGAGCGTCAGGTTCTTGGACGTGTTATTCCAGATTGGCAAAAGCCTTTTACTCAATCAAACGATCCTAAGTTCATTATGAATCCAGGATACGTTGTTGCTAATGCTCTATCTAAACTTCCTGGTCTTAAGAGTCTTTCTGATACTCAACATGGATTTGGTCAAACTGTATCTGGTTTAACAGATATGGGCTTTGACTTTACAGCAGATCCACTTGTTGGCCTCGGTAAGCTATCTTCAGCCTTAAAACGTGGAGAATTTCTTAAAGGCGTAGCAACTGCAGATGGTAAGCAGGTAGGTGTCGTAGTAACATCTAAACTAGCCAATGCTTCTGATGCTCTTAGTAATTTTGTTTTCCGCAACTCTGGTGTACAGTACAGCTCTGAAGGTGTACAGATGGCGCTTGAGGCTGGAAAGAATTACACTAATGCTGGCTTGCTTGGTAAAGTAGGAAACTTATTTAACCCATTTACAGCCAATGCTCGTAACTTCTATCGTGC